CCCCAACTAAGTTCTTGTTATTTAATTGCTATGGAAAGTGATAGTATTAAGGGTATTTATAATACTCTTGGGGAATGTGCTGCCATATCTAAATGGGCAGGGGGAATAGGATTACATATTCATAATATTCGTAGTGAAGGTTCCCATATTCGTGGAACAAATGGAACATCAAACGGTATTGTTCCCATGTTACGAGTATTTAATAATACTGCACGATATGTTGACCAAGGAGGGGGAAAACGTGCAGGTAGTTTTGCTATTTATATAGAACCCTGGCATGGCGATATTATGGAGTTTTTAGAAATGAAAAAAAATCATGGCGATGAAGAAGCCAGAGCACGTGATTTATTTTATGCTCTTTGGATTCCTGACTTATTTATGAAAAGAGTTAGTGAAAATGGTGTTTGGACATTAATGTGTCCAGATAAATGTCCAGGATTAGAAGACTGTTATGGGGAAGAGTTTAATACCCTTTATGAAAAATATGAAAAAGAAGGTAGAGGAAATATAACTATTTCTGCTCGAGATGTTTGGTTTAAAATCCTAGATTCTCAAATGGAAACTGGTACTCCATATTTACTTTATAAAAATGCATGTAATAAAAAAAGTAATCAAAAAAATTTAGGTACAATTAAAAGTAGTAATTTATGTACTGAAATTATCGAATATAGTAATGAAAATGAAACCGCCGTTTGCAATTTAGCATCATTAGGTCTATCAAATTTTGTTACTAATACGCCATCTCCCTTTTCAAATGTTACAATATATACAAAGGATAATTGTAAATGGTGTACATTAATGAAATCTCTTTTAACTGAAAAAAATATTACATATACCGAGCATAATGTTACCAAAAATGATTTTGATGAATTTAAAAATAAATTTCAAGTTGAAACTCTACCTTTGTTACTTGATAATGAAAAAAAAATCGGAGGATTTACTGATATTCTCAATATTTTAAGATCAACATTTGACTATAAAAAACTTCATGAAGTAACTAAAATAGTAGTAGAGAATTTAAATAATGTCATAGATATTAATTTCTATCCAACTCCTAAGACAAAAACATCAAATATGAAACATAGACCTATTGGATTAGGGGTTCAAGGGTTAGCAGATGTTTTTGCACTTATGAATTATCCATTTCATTCAAATGAAGCAAAAATAATAAATAAGAAAATATTTCATACAATATATCATGCTGCATTAGAGAGTAGTATGGAACTATCAAAAAAATCATCACCTTATATTACATTTAAAGGATCTCCTGCATCTAATGGTATACTACAGTTTGATATGTGGGAAAATTTCGACAAACGAGACTTAGATCTAATGGGTTATAACTGGGATAAATTAAAGCACGATATTAAAACGCATGGATTAGTAAATTCTTTATTAGTCGCTCCTATGCCTACAGCATCTACATCACAAATTTTAGGAAATAATGAATGTTTTGAACCATTTACAAGTAATATATATGTTAGACGGACTATTGCTGGAGAATTTATTTGTGTTAATAAACATTTATTAAATGATCTTATTCGATTGAATCTTTGGAATGAAGAAACTAAAAATGAAATTATTAGAAATGGAGGTTCTATACAAAATTTATCACATATTCCAAAATTCATAAAAGAAAAATATAAAATTGTATGGGAAATCCCTATGAAGCATATTATTGAAATGTCGGCAGACAGAGGAGTTTATATATGTCAAAGTCAGAGTATGAATTTATGGATGAAAGATCCTAATTATAAAAAATTAACCTCTATGCATTTCTTTTCGTGGAGAAAAGGATTAAAAACCGGGCTTTATTATTTGAGAACTGAAGCAAAAGCCGCCCCCCAACAATTTACAATAGAACCAAAAGACTTAAGTAAAAATAATGAAGAGAAAACAAACAGTTATGAAGAAGAGGATTGTCTTATGTGTGGTTCCTAGAGATATTATATTAAATATTATATTAATGAAAAATTTAATTTTTTCTATTTTTTAATTTATATTTATAAATTATAAAATATCATATATGAATTATTTACGAAAATATTTGTCTACTAACTTACAATTGCGGTCTGTTCATGAAAAAATATTTGATTGGGGTGCGATGCCAATAGATCATCTTGCACATCGAACATTTAAAAATGATAATATTTGTAATGATTATACATCTGTTGATAGTAGTTTTAAATTACAAAATGATAGATACAATTTTAAACATCATAATGCTTATGCCGAATGGTGGCACTATAATGGAAATAAGTTTGATAATCCATATATTAATTCTCTTTTTCTTTTTGATAAAAGTATTATAGGTACGCCTAATCTTTTTATATCTACATATGCTGGTTTAGATTGTGATAAAAGTTTAAAGGATTCTAAGATAGATTTAGAACATATTCAGTGGAATATTGACAATCCCGGTGGATTACTATCCTATGATTTGTATGAACAACTTTACAAAAAAAATCAATATTTAGCATGGACTTTAGCACACAGAAAAAATATTAATCATATTGGTATAGAAGTACAAAATATAGAAAAAGTTGCAGAAAAAGTATCTGAATTTCTACCACTTAACAATCCAGAATCTCCAATTCAAATCAGTGAAGATGGGAATTTATTACAATGTAGTACAAAATCAACTATTTATCCATATAAATTTGAAGAAGGTCATTACGATATACCATATAATTTTATAGAATTCATTGAAAGAAAAAATGGTCGTCAAGGTTTCAGTGAAAAAAATGCCAACATAGTATTCAACTCAACAACAAAATAATTTTATATACTACATCGTACAATTAATTTATAAAACATATTATAAATTAACTTAAAAATAACATGAAATATTATCGTATACTAATGCAGATATTCGTAAAGACACTAACTGGAAAAACTATTACACTAGATGTAGAACCTAGTGACACTATTGAAAATGTTAAGGCTAAAATTCAAGATAAAGAAGGTATTCCACCTGACCAACAGCGTTTAATTTTTGCTGGAAAACAACTCGAAGACGGGCGCACACTTGGAGACTATAATATACAAAAAGAGGCAACTTTGCATTTGGTCTTGAGATTGAGATAAAGTGTATTGTAGTTTCTTTTAATATATAATAAATGGTTTAAACAACTTATTATATATTAAATCATAATGAAGTGTTCAAAGTGTAAAAAAGAAAAAGATGAAACAGAATTCAAAGCAAAAAATGATAGAATTGTAAAACAATGTTCTACTTGTAGAGAAATGTGTAAAAAATGGCGAGCAAAAAATAAAGAAAGAGTTAAATTATATAATAATTTTACAATAGAAACAACTAAAAAAAGTAAAATAAAAGTAATTTATGCAAAACTTAAAGATGATGAAAAATGGATTAAATATAAAAATCAAAGACAAGCCGCATTACAATTAGGAGTACATGCATCTAATATAAATAAAGTAATTAAAGGTAAATTATCACAAACAGGGGGATATGAATTTAAAATAGTAGAAGAAGATTATGAAAATAAAAATTTAAATTGGGAAACTATTAAAAAAGAAAATGATATTACTAATAACGTTAAAGGCGTTCCTTCGCAACATAGAATATTACACGAAACTATAAATGAAATTGTTGGTAAAAAATGTTGTAGTTGTAAAGAATGGAAAGAATTAACTAGTTATAATTATGCCAAATCGCATTGGGATAAATTAAGAAATGATTGTAAAGATTGTTTAGTTGATTGGAGAAAAAAAAACAGAAAAAAATTAACTAAAAAACAATTAATATATGAACGAAAAAGAAAAAAAACAGACCCTGAATTTAAATTAATGAAAACATTGAGAAGCCGACTGAATAGTGCTTTAAAACGAAAAAATGTAAAAAAAAATCATAAAACAATGGATTTAATAGGAGCATCACCCGCTTTTGTAATGGGTTATTTGGAAGCCAAATTTACAGAAGGAATGACATGGGAAAATCACGGCAATTGGCATATTGATCATATACAACCTTGCTGTTCATTTGATTTAATAAAAGAAGAAGAGCAAAAAAAATGCTTTCATTATACAAATCTTCAGCCATTATGGGCAAAAGATAATCTTCAAAAAGGAGGTAAATCTAAATCTTAACTATAACTTATATTTAAAAAAATTAAATAAGTATTCTATTTAATTTTTTTTATAGTTTAAAGTTTTGAGAACTTTTCTAAAAAGTTCAACTTAGTTGCGTAAGTTCACGATAATATTGAGACATCTCCGCTTGTTGATTAGGGTCAAATAAATCTTTATTATATAACATAACATAAAAGCATCTGAAGCACACAAAAACATCCACCAATGAATTATGTAAATTATTAGGAACAGTATTAAAATAGTGTTTATGGAGTTCGAAGAGTTTGGGGGGTTTAAAATACGTTGCTCCCGCAGTATATTTACTAGGGCGTTCTATTTTTGTTATATTCTTTCCATAAGTCATTGTGCAATATTTAATTTTTGCAGGATATTCTACCATAAAATTAACCATTTTATTTCTAATACACTCGCATTGAACGATATCATCGTCAAATTTTATATTATGAGCAACAATGACTTGACTTTCTTGAACTGCCTTATGAAATGTCTCTAGAACCAAATTTATATTTTCTCCAGATTGACGCATTTGTTCAGTAGAAATTCCGTGTATATTTGTACTTTCTTGAGGAATATCCATTCCTTCAGGAAGTCTTACAAGATGATTATTAATATTTGTGATTTTCATAGTAGAATCATCATAAACTAGCCAACTGAATTGAACTATATAAGGATATAATTGTGTGTTAGGTAACCTGGCACCATATTTAGGTAGTCCTGTGGTTTCTGTATCAAATACAATTATCTTCATTATTAAATATTATAATAAAAAAGTATTATAAGAATTAATTATCAATTTTGTTTTAACTATGAAAAGATCATGGTATTATTAGTAAAACTAGGGGTGGTTATAAACATGCTTTGGGGGTTATTATCATTTTTAATTAATTTTAATGTTAGTGTTTGAAATGGATTTATTGTGGATTTTAATGTAAAATTAAAACTAGATGTATGGTTAAATTGTCTAATACTACGTATCATTATATTTTGACCCATAACATAATAACCGGCATTCTTTATATAATATGGAATATCATGGGGTGTTGGAAATGGATTTCGTAATTTATTTAAATCTTTTTCAATATCTTTTGCACTTTTATTTTGATCTATACCTATAACAATAAAACTTAGATCATCTCCCAATTTAAATAATTTATTAAACCATGTAGATTGAATAAAATCACCCTGTAATTTACGTAAATCTGTATTTTCCATCAAAACAAATCGTCTTGGTGGAATATACCAACATTTATCATCTGGATCAAAATAACAAAATAAATATTTCATACCGTTTATTGTTTGATGAGGGTCTTGTGTCATGTTTATTATTTAATGTATATTTTATATATTTATATACTTATTTTTATATTCAAAATTATATTCAATTTTATTCTACTACACGATAAGTATTATATTTCTATAATCTTTGCCGTTTGGCATAAACCAAATGATTTTCTATGCCATTTCGTCACACCATGAGTCTTAATACCTTCTATGTGCTTTTTTGCTCCATATCCTTTATTGCTTTTAATACTATAATATTCATCTAATTTAGGATACTTATCACATAAATTATAAATATAGTTATCCCGTGAAACCTTTGCCAATATAGAAGCCGCTGCTATACTTGTATATTTATTAT